TGTTGCTCTTCTATTTGTCCAAACTGAAATACATCAGCTTCTCTTATCGATATACCTGCATACTGTAATATCTTTGCTACTAAGTTATTCGCATCATCAATTGGTAATTCAAAATCCTGATAATCATTTTGCGTCTGGTCAAAAAGCGGCTCGCCTCCATAAAGAGTAACATAAGTCCACTTAGGGTCTCTAGGGTATCTTATGTATTGTGCTTGCACATCATTCAATCCATTGAATGTATTTGGGTAGATTGTTATCTCATCAGCTTCTTGCGTATACGCAGGAAACGTAGTTGATGGTGAAGTTAACAAAGAACTATTTAGCATAGTTATTTTACTATGTGTTACTTTTTCTGCTTCACCTTTTAATGAACCTCCAGAAAAACATAACACTTTATTAAGTAAATAATAATCCGAACCCGTTGTAGATTGTGATGGTAAGAAAAAAACATTTTGAGTTTTTTGTGTTAAAAAAGATGTAACTGAAAATGTATCTATAACTTCCTCGTATCCTTTCTTTAAATCAGCATATCCCGTTCCAGACACTCTTGCGTTTTCTTCGTTTATCTGAGTGTTATATCTTATAAAATATTCATCGAATAAATCTAGTTGCGCTTGTTTTGCAAATAAGTTAAAATCACTAGGTGATATATACCCATAGTTATTTTTATTTATAATTGCAAGTACAGTATTTCTTACAGAATTTATCATTTGAAAATGTTTATACAAAGATAAACAAAATAAAAAAGCACCCTGAAATTGGGTGCTTTCTCGCTGTCGATAGTAAAGGAAGGATAATCGTTAAGCAACTGCGATTCCACTCACAGCATAAGGTAAGTTACTTACCGTATAAGCTGGGTTTGTCCATGAAGTTGCTAATGCAGCAACGACTGCATCTTGTATTGCATCTCTTTCTGTCTCATCTCCTGCTCCTGCAGTAGCGTGAGTTATAGTAACAATTTTACCACCACCATAAGTAATTGTTACTGTAGTAGTTGAAGCTTGTTCTATTAACACAATATCACTAATAGCTACCAATTGGTTTTGCTCATTAGTTACTGGAATATTTAAAAATTTTTGCATTGTAAAAAAATTAATAGTTAAACGTTACGCAAAGTTACGAATTTTTTGCAAGCGTTTTTAAGTGCTTGTAAGATTCAAGACCTTCGTCACTTTGAAAGAATGATGCAATAATAAACATAGGGTCTTCTCCGTATGGAATATTACACATTTTCTTTTTATTAGATGGAGTGTTATACCATACCTCTTTGTTTTTATTTCTTAATTGCAACAAGTTCTTATCAATCATTGTCTGAATTGTTGCATTTAACTTAAGCATAGGGTCTTTTAACAACATTAAAAATCCTTTAGGGTCTCTTTTTGCAAACACTAAAATATCTCTTCTAAGCTCTGCTGTACTTACAGTAGTAACATCTCTTTGAAATAACACTCTAGCTACGTTTTCAACTTGTTCTACATCGAGCTGTCTTGCTTCAATAAGAGCATCTACTTCTGCATTTAAGTTGTCTACTAAATCTTGAGCTTCTTTCTTTTTATTTATCTCTGTAAATATTGTTCCGTTACCAGGATGATAACTTAAAAACTTTTGTAATACTTGATTTGTTCTAGGAACAAATAAAAAACCATCTTCAAATACAATAGGTTCTAGTATAGCATTATCATCTTGCTCATCTTGAAAAGGAGAGTTTTGGTTTCTTGCATATCTCAGTGGTCTGTTTACTCCTGTATCTTCATCAAAATATAATAAAGGCACACGATTCGTGTGTCTTGATGCTAATATTAATGATAAAGGAGCTACCTCTCTTGTGAGTTTGTATGCTTTATCTTCTAAATTTATTTTAGGTTTTGTGGATTTTACTTTAACAGTATCCACTTTTTTTGTGGAAGTTTTATCTTTTTTCATTTGATTTAATTTAATTTAAAATTTAAAAAAGGGGCACATTGCTGTACCCCTTTGAATTAATTATTACTGATTGAATATAAAGAAGTTGTTTGCACCTAATGTACATACAGCTCTTTCACTCAAGAAGTTAACTTGCATGTTATCAATATCAGAAGTTGCTGCACCACCAGCTGAACCAGTAATCCAAGTTTTATATCTTCTGTCTTCAGTTTCTGAAGCTCTATATCTTACATGTAAGAAAGGTCTCTTAGCGTTCTTACCAAGAATTTGGTCGTATACGCTAGTTGAACCTGCTGGTACTAGTAAACCATTTACTTTACCTGAACCAGTATTTGTTGGTAAATCCCCTCTCATTGTAGGGTCGTTTAGGTATTTCCAGTCAGTTTTGTAGAAGTCGTAACCTCTTCTGAATCCAGAGAATCCTAAGTTTAATGCCATTTCTTCGTCATTGTCAAATAGACCGTATGAAGTACCACCAGCACCGTAAGAGTTCTGAGCAGCTAACATATCGTCAATGTCAAATGCGAATTGTCTGTCAACGAATAATACGTTTTCTTCAATAGCACCTTGCTTATCTAATCTACTAATAATAGAATCAAAGTCAGCTAGAGTTGTTGGGTTACCACCACTCCAGATGTTTCCTCTTTGCTCTACTGCGTAGAAAATACCATCAGAACCAGCACCTGGGTTAGCAGCTGCACCTGAGCTACCTAAAATTGCCGCAGCACCAGAGTTTTGCTCTGCTGGTACAGCTTCAATCATTGCTGTTTCTAAATAATCGTCGAATCTAAGTCTAGTTTCGTGCTCAGACTTTAAGTACCATAGGTAACCTGTAGCTCCATCTTCAGTAGTAACTTCTACCCATCCGATTTGTGCCATATCAGAACCAGACACGTTGTAAGTATCTTTGATGATAATTGGCTTGTTATCGAAAATTAAGTCGTTAGCTTCTAAAGAACCTACCATACCTGCAGTTCCTTTTTTAAATTCTGAACCGTAAATGAATACTGTAACATCTGCGTTACCTACACCCGTACCTGCAGTTACTAAACCGCCGCCTTCGTAAAAGTCAGCTGTAAACTGTCCTCTACCACCAGCAGTGTTATCTACTGCACTTACAACCGCTTTGTTCATACCTGAACCATCATTTTGAACAACCACAATAGTTTGTCCAACTCTGATTACTTGCTCAGCAGTTGCTGGGTCTAATACGTCATTTACTTGAAATACTGCTTGGTCAGCAAATTGTGCTGCTGCAGTTCCTACACTTGTATATTTTGTGTGTAACCTACCTTGCTCAGCCCATTTAATAAGGTCTGAATTTGTAGGCATCTCCGCTCCTACCATTCTTAAGAATGAAGAAATCGTTCTATTACCATATCTCTCAAATTCTTTTTCGTAAGTATCAGGTAGATACTGGTTTAAGAAATCAAAGTTGATAATATAGTTTTGAGCTGTTGGAGTTCTTTCTGAACTCGGGGTCAACGCGAATGTTGGCGTTGCCGCTACTTGTCCTGCCATAATTATATATTTTTATTATTATTTAACTTTTTTTAATACTCTTAATTCTCAATCCCTTGCTTGATGGCTGAGAGACTGATTTAACTTGAAAACCTGATTTAACAGAAACCTCTGGTGCACTACGCTCTGTCATGTCGACATTTTTTGTTTTACGTATTACATCATCAGTTCCTGTGATTTACCCTGTTCGTAAAAGAACTGAGCAAACTTCTCAGGATTCATTGCGATAGCTAAAGCTTTGTGGTATCCTTCTGCATCTTTTATATACCCATTAGAGTCCAAATACTTATTTACAAAGTTAAGTGGAGTCTCTTGAGCTTTTTTAAGTTCAGAAGCACTACCAGGCGCATATACTATGTCGTTGTCTCCTATGTTGAATTTAAAACCTTTAAACTCTGAGCTGAATACTTCGTCACTTTTTTTAACAAACCATTCACGTTTTAGATTTGCGTCTTCTTGTTGAGATTTAGCTGTCTCTAAATATTGCCTATACTCAATAAGCTCCTCATTGTTAGCAGTGGCAGAACTTTCCCTTGACTCAAGGGGCTGTTTGTATTGTTCCTGCTGTTGTTTTAAGAATCTTTTTGCCTTAGCAATTTCTTTCTTCTTTGCTAGTTTTAATTTTTTAATCTCAGCTGGTTCGTGAGTTTCTTCGTCATAATCAAACTCTTCTATTAAAGCTGATATGTCTTCAGAATCTAAACCTTCTTCTGTGATTGAATAATATTCTCTAAGCAAAGCGTCTGGAGATAGGTCTGTATAATCTTTTTGCAATTTTGCATAATCATCAAAACCTCTACCAGTTTCTTTTTTATATTTTAAGTAAGCAGCCACGTCTGAAGGAAGCTCTTCTGCTTCTTCTCGTTTGCTAATTAATTCATCAATTGAATCAATCTGCTTACCATATCTTTTTCCAATATATGAAAGAACTTCATCTTCTGCTAGCTCCTGCGAAACAGGAGGTTGCTCTTCTACTACAGGAGGAGTTTCTGGCTCTTCCTTTATTTCTTCTTGTACTTCTTCTTCTTGTACATCTTCTTTTACTTCTACTTCTTCTTTTACTTGCTCAACTGTTTCTTGCTGAGAAGCTTCTTCTTGTTTCTGCTCATGCTTTTCAAGAAGTTCTTGTTCAATTTGTTGGCTAGACTTTTCTTCAGCCGTAACCTCTCTTACTTTTATATCCATTTGATTTAATTTAATTTAATTGCAAAGTTAGTGAAAATTTAAACACATTATCTTGGTTCAAATTCAGCTAAATCAAAGCCATCTAATGTGTCTTCGTTTGATTCGAAATTTTTCGGTGGTAAATTATTTTTTCTTTGATTTATTAATTCAGATTGCTGAGTATTCTGTTGACTAATTCTCTCACTCTTAGCTTTTTCTTTTGCATCTTCTCTATCATTTAATTGAGACTGAGTAATTCCCTGTATTTGCATGTTATATTGAAACTCTTGTTGCATCAATTGTGATTTTAATTGAGCTTCAGCTTTTTGTTTTTCTATTTCAAATGCAATATCAGCTTGTCTATATTTCATTTTAGCTTGAGTCTCAGCTTCTATTTTTTGCATAGCTACTTGTGCTGCCATTTGTTGTGATTGTAATTGTTGCTGAGAAACCATGGCTTGTTTCTGTAATTCCCTCTTTTCGTCTTGCTCTTGCTTAGCTTTACGTTTTACTTTTAATAATTGATTTGCAAGCTTAAGATTTTTAATCTCACGTATATCAATTGCATCTTCTAAATTAATATCACCTTTAGATAATGCCATTTGAATATTCTGCTCAAGCATTGCTTTTTGCTCTTCGTCTGGAGAAAGTTCTATAAATATTCCAAAGTCGTATATATATAAATCAGATATCTCCCCAAGTATGCTTACATTATACTTTCCTATTTTATTTATAAAGTCATCCTTGAAGTCTGAGTATTCTAAAATATCCGCTACCCTATAAGTCAGCGCTTCAGCTAACGTTCTATATATGTAAAGACTTCCATCTAATATATGTCGAGTAGCGGTATTAGAACTTAGTGCTGCTAACTTTTGTACCCCAACCAGTGCATCAGAGTTAGCAATAGTACCGTCTCTCGCTTCATTTAAGCCTGTTACAGCTCGAATCATATCTAAATAGTGGTTAAGGTTACCTATGAGCATTTGTGCCTTAGAAGCGCCAGAATTGCTTGTCAGCTGCTGTATAGGAACTTTACCCTGATTATAATCACCTTCTTGTGTATAACTTCTACCAATTACAGAACCTGTTTGGAAGTACAATCTTAAGGCGTCTTCTGGATTGTATGCTGCACCTGTTCCTAAATCCACCTCGTTTAAACCATCTGCATCTATATACACACCATCTGGGACTGTCCTAGCAATTACCTGTTGTAATTTTAAGTGAGTCATTTGTATAAGGTCAGCATAAGGAATCATTCTTCTAACAAGAGATTCAATCACACCTTTATACATTCTAGGAGCAACTGCTACATAATTAGGTATAGCGTGCTGTGAAGATGACTTTGGTCTTACCATATTTTTAGCAAGCTCCCATTTAAGTATAATGTTAGTTCCCATAACCATCACACCATCATACCATACATCTATTGTTTTTTCTACTTTTTCAAAGTTACCTTCCTCCATCATTTCTTCTGGCGGATTAAAAGTATCATCCTTTTCTATCATAGAGATATTTCCATTGTCTTTTACTTTCTTTTTATAAACCATCTTCTTAGTGGTTTTATAATTAAAGTACATCAATGTACAAGTGTCACGATAGAATATATCATTTTCATAAAATTGAGCTACATTAAAATAATCATACCAACTTTGACTATACTTAGATATTTTTTCTAAATCATCTGTTGTAAGCGTAGGGTCAATCTTAATTAACTCAGCAATTGGAACTGTTTTAATTTCACCCCAATAAAAACAATCTTTAAAATGCGGGTCTTCTGTGTAGCTATAAACCACGTTTGCAGGGTCAACATAGGAAACCTGAACACCTGAGCCTTTTAAAAACTCATGTTTAGCTACAGCTATACCTGTAACCATTATATCATAGTCTAATCTTTTACGAATATCACTATAATGATTTTCCTCAAACATTGTATTGACAGCTTCTTCTTCTGCAATCTCAATAGCTGGTTTGTAATTTAAGTTCATATACAATGAAAGCTCTTCATCACTTGCAGGCAATTCATCAGGGTTCATAATGAAAGGGTCAAAGCCTGTGCCTTCTTGTATTAGTGATAAAACATCTTTGGCAGCCATCTGCCCTTCTATCATTTCTTGATATTTATTTCTTTTTGATTGAGACAAAGCATCCTGAGCATACGCTTTTACTTTGAATAATCTATCAGACATTCCGTTTACTACTATGTCGACAAACTTTGGAATAATTGGAACTGGAGTCCAATCTAAATTTAAATAAGATAAATCACCATCTACGGCTAATTCGTTTTTGTATTTAGCTACTGATTGTTCACCTCTCGCGTAAAGTCTTAATCTATTAAAATCCCTCCACTGACTATAGTATCTACATCCGTTAGAATCTTTACGAAACCATTCGTATTGTATCGCTTGTCCTATCTGCAATCCAAACTCATCAGTTGCTTTCTCAGCATCTGATACAAATTGACTAGGAAATCCTACAGATGAAATGTTTATGTTTACCTCTTTCATCTAATTAATTCACTTAAATATCCTTTATTATTATATCTTGCAAAGTTAAGGTTTATTTTTGATTGTTTTTTCTCCGGTAGATAAACATTCTTTTGATTCGCCATGATTGCGAGTCCTGAACTTATACTTGCATCAAACTTAGTTCTACTACTAATATCAAACCTTGCCCAATCCTCTAATGTTCTTGTAAAATACATAGAACCCATTTCATCAGCAGGCCTGTAACCACCATCTAAATCAAGCCCTACATGTTTTTCAATATAAGATTCTATTGCTGCAGCATGCGACTGCTTCACATCTTCTGATGTGTTAGGTATACCACCAAGTTCCTTTTCAGTTTTTGATAATTTATTATAATGCTTATCAGGTCTGTTCATACTAAAACCTCTGTACCCTCTGTTTTTAAAGTGATACAATAATCTTGGTTTGTTATTCTCTACAAGAATTGGCATTCCATAAAAGACACAAGCCATTAATACTTCTTCAAAAAATATCTCTGCTGTTTGCGGTCTTGCTACATATTCTAAGAAAAACTCATTACTTGGAGCTTCATCCATATTATATTTAGTTAAACCGTGCAATGCTCCATTTGAACCTCCACCTCCAACTGTTCCTGATATATCATAACTATCACAACCAAATGCTCCTATATGCTCGTTAGCTGGAAAATATATACCGTGCTTTTGAATCTTTCTATTATTGAGTCCTCTCTTCGGTGTCCACGAAACTTTAAATCTACCTCTAGAATCTGGTGTCCAGATAACCTCAGAGTCTTTTATACCATCTTTCCAATAGAATCTACCACGTGTCACGTGATGTTCCATAATAAGTGAATCATTAAAATCAATTTGCTGATATATCTTAGTTAAATTAAACAGGGATGATTTACTCTCGTCTCTAAATGCGTGAGATTCTGTTCTTGGAAACTGTCTATAAAATTCATT